ATTACGCAGACAAGCATCCCCGACTACGCAAAGCCGTACGTTGAGAAACTGTTGGGTAAGTCTGAGGCGCTGACAGAAACCCCGTACCTGACCTACGATGCCAACCGTATCGCCGGGTTTACCCCAATGCAGCAGCAGGCGTTCCAAGGCGCTCAGGGTATGCAGACTTCGGGCCTCAGTGGCCTTGGCGGACAGTACGCTGGCGCAGCTACGCTGGGCGCTCTGGGTACAAACTACGACCCAACCCAGTTTCAAGGCGGGCAGTTTGGCCAGCAAGACGCGCAGCAGTACATGTCCCCGTACATGCAGAGTGTTGTTGACATCCAACAGCGGGAAGCCCAGCGGCAGGCAGATATTGCCGGTACACAGCTATCCAGCCAAGCCACTAAGGCAGGCGCGTTCGGCGGTGGCCGTCAAGCCATCATGGGTGCCGAAGCTGCCCGGAATCTGGCGATGCAAAAAGGCGACATCCAAGCGCAGGGTTTGCAGTCCGCATATCAGCAGGCACAGGCCCAGTTCAACGCGGACCAAGCACGCCGCATGCAAGCAGCGCAGCTCGGAGAGCAGTCCAAACAGTACGGCGCGGGTCTTGGCCTTCAGGGTCTCCAGACAGCGTTGCAGGGCGCGGGTCAGATGGGCACGCTTGGCGGTCAGCAGTTTGCTCAGGGCATGGACATCAACAAGCTCCAGCAGTCTTACGGCACGCAGCAACAGCAGCAAGAACAGAACATCATGTCGCAGAAGTATCAGGACTTCCTGAACCAGCAGAACTACCCGTACAAGCAGTTGGGCTTTATGTCTGACATGCTGCGCGGTCTGCCGCTGTCTCAGTCAGCAACGCAAATTTATCAGGCCCCGCCATCGGCCTTGTCTACCGCAGCGGGTCTGGGTACGGCAGCGCTCGGCGCGTCTAAACTCGGGCTGTTTGCTGGCGGCGGCGCAGTAACACAACGCCCTGCGGGTCTGGCTGAGTTGGCAATCTCAAGAATGGCGTAAGGGTAAACCATGATTAACGTCAACCAGATTACGGCGCAACTGGCCAAGATGCCAGACCAAGCGTTGCAGCAGTACGCCATGATGCACAAGAACGACCCGTACACGGTGTCGCTGGCGCTGTCCGAGTCCAACCGCCGCAAGCAGATGCGCGATGCCGCGCAGGGCCAGCAAGGTATGGCACCGCAGCCCAAAGTGGTCGATCAGGGTATTGCCGGTATGGCGGCTCCGGCTCCCCAGCCCATGCCGGAAGATGTGGGTATTGGCGCTCTCCCAGCTCCCAACATGCAGGGCATGGCCGGTGGCGGCATCGTGGCTTTTGGTGATGGTGGCGAAGTTCAGCGCTTTCAAACCGGTGGTGTTCCCCGTGTTGGATCACACGGATTGGCCGCAATAATTCCAGACAAAACAGGCTACGAAGGCATGGGGATTTTGGAATTCTTGCAAGCCTTTGGAACGGACATGCTGAACAAGCTGCCTACCGAAGAAAAAGTGCGTCTTCAGCAGAATCAGGCTAAAAAAGAAGCCGCTGCCGCGCCAAGTATGCAAGCGTACAAACCTCGCCCAACTATGGAAGCCGGACAGGAAGCCGCGTTGTACGAAAAAGCGGGATTGATGCCCAGCGCTCCTGTCGTTATTCCCACGCCTGATGGTACGGCTCCCGCTGCGAGTCCTGTTGTCCCCCCTGTCTCGGCTCCCGGCGCGGTTCCCGCTGCGGGTGGCCCTCGTCCGGCTCCTGCGCCTGCGGCTCCCCGTGCGCCTGTTGTTCCAGACAAAGACTATTTAACGCAACTAGAAGACATGCGAAAAAAACGTGGAGCTGTTGTTGATCCTTACGCCGAAGCTACCAAAGCTATTACAGCAGAGGATATTAAAGGCCGTGAAGAAGGCATCGCCGCGTTAAAAGCTGACCAAAAAGCTGAAATGGAGTCCATGTTTAAAGGCCGCGAAGAACGTATTGGCAAGCGCGAAGCCGAACTGGGCAAGTCCAAGGACACCAACACCGGCATGGCGTTCCTCGAAGCAGGTCTGGCAATGATGCAGGCGCGTGGCCCCGGACTTGCAGGTATTGCGCAGGGTGCGGGAGTTGGCCTCAAACAGTACCAGTCTGGTATCAAAGACATAAGAGCTGCGCAAGAGAAGCTGGACGATGCCCGCGACCGCATGGAAGAGTTGCGTCAGAACCGAGAGTCTATGAACAAGAGTGAAATCCGCACTGAACAAAAAGGCATCCGCGACACAGTTTTGGCAGGTAAGCGCGACCTTCTTACCGGAGTAAAAACCGCAACGGGTGTAAGTGATGCGGATTTCCGCACAGCAGTGGCAAGTAATATAACTGTGGCTGAGGCAGGAAAAACAAGAGCGTTTCAAGCACAACAGGGTGGACTGGACCGCGCATCCCGCGAGAAAATTGCCAGCATGCCCCCTGCGGAAATTCAAAAGATTTCGCTGCTTGGCGGTGGCGACTTTGCCAAAGGGTACGAAATTTACAAACAAGAGGCGGCTATTCCGCGCTTGTACGAGTCGTACACCAAGATGGCCTCTGATCCACTTAAAGGTGCGGAATTCCAAGCCAAATACCCCACGTTTGAAACGTACCGTGCCGGTATGGGCACTGGTAAAGGCGGAGCCATTCTTGACATCCCTGACGCCACCGCAGGCGCTGTACGCACGCGTTGAATGACGGCATAATGTAGACGTGCGCAAAAATAACCGCTTACGCACGGGCGGATTAAAATTCAAGTGATACACGATGGCCAAGTACATCAAGCTCCCCGACAACTCTTTGTTTCCTGTCGCAGAGGGCGAGGATTACTCAGCGGCCATGCGTGCGGCGTACGCCAAATACCCCGAAGCCTTTGGGGCAGCTTCCACCCAAGCCGCTCCCAAAGAAGGCCTCATGGCCGATGTCATGGGAGCCGGTGCCGACCTGATGAACATTGGGCGTACAGGTATTGCAGCCCTAACGGGTGACACTACCCAAGCTGCACAAGCAGGCGTTGCCCGCCAAGAAGAACTCAAGAAAAAGTACAAGTCTGGGTTCGACCCCGAGAAAATTACCGCCCCGTTCGAGCAAGGCCAGTACGGCACCGCTGCGGGCGAAGCACTCAAACAAGTCCCCAGCGTTGTAGCTACTGTTGCACCTTCTCTAGCGCAAACCGCAGGGCTTCTGGCTGCGGGTCGTTTGGGTGGCGGTGCTTTGGGCTCTTTTTTTGGCCCAGTCGGCACTGTTGCCGGGGCGCAAATCGGGCAGTACGCACTCCCCGCTGTTGTTGGTTTTATTCAAGCACTGGGCGGTCAAGCACAAGACAAAGTTCAAACACAAATAGAAGCCGGTGAAAAGCCCGACGTTAATGCACTGGAGCTTGCCCCATACGCAGCAGGCAGTGCGGCTTTTGATTTGATAGGTGCAAGAATCGGTATGCCAAGCCTCTTTAAAAAGATGGGCGGGGTAAAAGTTGCAGAAGAAACCGCCGATGCGGCAGCAGCGGCAGCACGAAGCGCATTGATTGCTGACGCCCGCAAGGTCGCCGGACGTGGGACTTTTGACACCATCTTGCGCGGCACAGGCGGCTTTGCTTTGGGCGAGTTGCCAACCGAGGTTTTGCAAGAGGTTCTTGATCGTGCTGCTGTAGGCAAGTCCCTGACGGACGACGAAGCCATTAAGAGTTATCGGTCTACGGCGCTGATGACCGTTCTTGCCGCCCCGATTGGTGCAGGCGTAGGGGTAGCCGGACGTTCAGGTGCGCGGACTACAGTCGAGCAAGAAGACAAACAGATCGCAGCCAAAAACGCAGCAGACGCCGCAGCCGCAGAAGAAGCGGCCCGAACCACGCCTGAAGCGCTGACTCGACTTGATGCCGCATACCGCGCCGCAACGCAACAAAAGACTGCGCTGGATCAACAGATTGAAGCGACCAAGCCCAAAAAGGGTTCGACCCCAGAAGAGCGCGAGGCACACCAGCAACTCAAGGACACACGCACAAAGCTGGTCGAGAAGGAACTGCGCCCTCTATCGCAGGAATACAACAAACGCAAAGACGCCATCAGCGCAATGCAAGACGCGCAGCTTGCCGATATTGAACAGAAAGCCGCCGTAGGACAGCCCACCGCAGCAACCGTTGTGTCTACAGCAGAACCTACGCGTGACGTACAAAAGCTCATGCTGGAGCAGGACACGTTGCGCAGGCAACTGGAAGCACTCGAAGGACAACTTGGGCAAGCCGCTCCAGAACAGTTCGACACCTTGAATGCCCAGCGCCAAGAACTGCAACGTCGCATTGATGCCCGAGCAACGCTTATTGAAGAGGCGGGGGGTTCTCCGTTGGCGCAAGCGGAGTTTGAACAGGCTACCTCCGCCAAAATGCAGGGTATCGACTCCCGCATGGAAAAACTGACGGCGACTTATGCCGCTGCACTGGAAGCCAAGGACTACGACGCCGCTGCAAAAGCCAAAGACGAGTTGCTGGCTCTGCGCCAAGAGCGCACCGCGTTTACTGACAAGACCTCGCAGCAGATGCAGGCTATGCAAGAAAAACAACAAGGCTTGGAGCAGCGTGGGCAGACCCGCGAGCTGGGGCTTGACGAACCGGCGCAGCCGCCCCAAGAAGGACTGACGTTCACCGCGCCTACCACGGCTGCGGCTCCTGCGGAAGAGCCAATTAAATCTAAGCAGCTTACATCGCTGGTAACGGCGCAGCAAAAAGTAGCCGCTGCACAAGAGGAACTGGACGCTGCCGTTCAAAACAAAACTGCACAAAATCCTGCCGAGTTGTACCCGCTTCTTGACAAACTTAACCAAGCGCAGAACGCGTCTTTGCGTGCCAGCGAGGATGTGGGTCGCCCAACACTCAAGCCCACAATTCTGGACATTTTCAGTCCGGCCAACCTGTTCAACACCGCGTATGCCAACGGCGATACAAACCTGCTCAACGCACTGGCTCGCCAGACGGACAGCGCTACGCTCAAGACAACGCTGGATGAGAAAGCCAGTGAGCGTGAAAAACTAACGACGCTGCTGGATACGCGCCTCGATCTTGCCGGGCAGTCACGCAAACGCGCCGATCTATTTTCTAAGCAGTACGAACCCAAACAGCAAGCGCTGTTTAAAAACGGAACGTACCCAGACAAAGAGCTACAAGACCTGTACGATAAGGGTGGCCCTGCCGCTGTTGAGTATGAGAATGTCATGCAGGCTGTTGAGGCGTTGTCCAAGAAAGTAACGACCAAACAAGGCAACGCCAAGAAGTCCTTGTACGAGCAGCTTGTTGACTTAGCCGAACAGCATGCCGAACTTACCGCTCAAATGGAAACGGGAATTGCTGTTCCGACAAAAGGGGAGAAAGTCGCCACACTGCAAGCCAAGCTCGGCAAAGGTGAAGCCCCCGCAGCGCGGCAAATGGATGCGGCCGAAAGGAACAACCTTCAGCGTCGGATTACTACCATTGAGAACAAGTACAAACTGACCGAGGGCAAAGTTGCCCCAATCCGCGATCAAGTGGCAAATACTTACGCCAGCTTGTACACCACCAAACTGCTGGAAAAAGCCAGCGTGCTCGAAGCACGTAAAGAAGCTGCGGCAGATGCCGAAGCTAGAGCACCTAAAACTGTTACTCGCGCATCCAAGACCGCTGCGCGTATCAACAGAGGCGATGTGCGCAAGGAAGCCGAAACGTCTGAAAAGATGCGTGACTTGGCGCGGGCTTTAGGCCGTAAAGAACCAGAGTACAGCACTTGGTTGTTGGAACAGCAAAAACGTCTACGAAAACTTGAAGCCAGATATGGTGTGGGCGATCCGCAAATTCAAAAGTTTCAAGAAGACATGCGGTCTGCTATGGTGGACAAGGCTGTTAATCTTGGCAAGAAAACGCCCGAATACAAAGCCACGCTGAAAGAGCAAATCGCGTACTTCCAAGAAGTGTTGCCAACGGCGGGCAAGCAAGTAGCCGCGACCAAACGCTCGACACAAGCAACGCGCAAACAAACCACAGCACCCAACCGCCTTGTTACATCATCGCCCGAGAGCCGTAAAGAAACCGAAGCCGAAGTCTTGCGTGAAAAGCGCCGGATGTTTCGAGATTTCCAAGAAGCCATCAACGACGAAAAGAACAATACCGCGTACCGCTTGCGTGAAGGCGACACCAGCAAGACTGTTGACCCCGCAGAGGCCCAGAAAGTAATTGACGGCTTGAAGCTGCCAGAGAACGTCAAGTTTGTGTACGCGCCGACCACAGGCAAGATTCCCGTGCGCCTGCTCAACATGATGGCCGCTGAAGGCGTTGATCCGAACGAAGGCATGGTGCAAGGCGCTGTGTTTTCTGACGGCACCGTACTGGTTGTTGGAGATCAGCACACAGATGTCACGGACTTGGAAAAGACAATTGCCCACGAGATCATTGGTCACTACGGCGTCGATACCGTTATCGGCCTTGACAAACTCAACGCGTACGCCAAGAAGACAGATGTGATTGCTTTGGCGGAACAAATAGGCGGCAAGGGGTTGGTTGCAGACGTCATGCAGACTGTTCGGGCCAACGCCGCAATGGGTCGCAGCGAAGAAGTCCAGAAGCTCCAAGCCCTGCGCGAGATCATTGCGCACACCGAAGAAGCACGCGTAACAGAAGCGTTTAGAGAAAAAGCCGGTCGCTGGATGAAAGAGCTGGTTGGCATGGTTCGCGCTGGTCTGCGGGCAATGGGTTTGCAAAATGCGGGAGCGCTTTCTACATCTGACGTTTTCTACATGCTCAAGCAGTCTCGCAAAGCGTTTGAGAACAAGACTATTGGCGTGTACCGCGACAAGGCGGGGCAGATTGCGTTTCGCAGCCGCCGTACCCCCGGTGAGTTTGATGCTGATCCCGAACCGTCCGCAGTAGACACGCTCTTGGGCAACGTCATGGGTTTGGCTGGGCGCATGCAGCTTGTGGACAAATACGCGGCGGTCTCTCAGGCTTTTAAAACGGGCATGAGCAAAGGCGTGCTGACGGACGTGGAGGCAGGTAACGCCGAGTTTCTGTTGCGCTTTAGCGAACACCGAAGCCAGTATGCAAATCAGTTCCTTACCAACGGCCCCGTATCGCTGGTCACGACCAAAACAGACAAAGGCGTTGAGCACACATACAAGAGCACCAAAGGGGCCAACCCGTTGGAGATGGCCGAGGCGCTTAGCAAAGGCGGGTTTGCCAACGACTCCGAAGCTGAAGGCTTGCTGACACTGGTTACATCCGGTGAACGTGCCAAACAAGTTGGTTGGGAAAAGCTAAACTACTCCGACCCTGCCGGAGCCAAAGCCAAGTACGAACGCGCACTGGCGCATCTTGAGGCAAACCCCAAGCAGAAAGACGCCATCAAGGAAGCAATGGCGATCTATCAGAAGTTTAACAACGGGCTGATGGACTTTCTTGTACAAGTCGGTGAGTTGACCGCAGCCAAGGCAGCGGAACTCAAAGCCATTACCTACGTTCCGTTCTACCGTGTGAACGCCAACGGCGAAGTCCAGTTGATGGTTGACAAAGAGCGCCCAGTGCGTATTGGCAACATCAAGGACGAGCCGCAGCTTCAGCAGCTTGTTGGCGACAACAAACAGATCATGCCGATCTTTGCCAGCATGGTGCAGAACACGTTTATGCTGACCAACTTGGGCCTGCGCAATCAGACCGTTAAAGAAACCGCGTTTACGCTGCGCAAGATTGGCATCGCTTCGCGGATTGGCCAAGGCCCCGGTCCTGCAAGCCCCAACATTGTGCGCTTCAAGAAAAACGGCATGGACATGCACGTTGTGATTGACACCGACATGTACGGCATCCCCGCCAAGTACATTGTTGAGGGCATGGAGGGTATCAAGACCACCATCCCTGCGGTGGTCAGGTTGCTTGGCATTCCCGCCGACATATTGCGTAAGTTTGTAACCCGCGCTCCCCCATACGCTATTCGGCAGACAATCCGCGACCCACTCAATGCGTGGTTGACTACCGGCACGGATGCGTTCCCGGTGCTGAGTTCTTTCAAAGAGCTGGGCAGCATGGTGGCGGGCCGCAGCGAAACCGAGCGCACCCTGATGGAGTCAGGCGCGGTGAGCAGCAACGTCTTCACGGGCGACGAGCGCGACATGAGCAAAGTGCTGCGTGAGATTACCTCGGGCAAGGCAGGCTGGACCAAACTGCTGGCCAAAGCGGATGCGTTTGCTTTGCAAGGCGATACGGCGACCCGCGCTGTGATCTACAAGGACTCGATTGCCAAGGGCATGAGCCACCAGCAAGCGCTGCTCCGTTCTGTGGAGTCAATGAACTTTAGCCGTCGCGGCTTGTCGCCCAGCATCCAGATGCTGTCTACGATGATTCCGTTCTTCAACGCACAGATTCAAGGTCTGGACGTGTTGTATCGCGCTTTCAAAGGCGACATGTCCTACAACGAGCAGCTCAAAATACGCGAGAAACTCTTTCAGCGCGGTATGCTGCTGGCAATCGGCACGATGGCATACGCTGCGGCAATGCAGGACGACGAGGCGTACAAACGCGCCAAGCCTGAAGAACGCTACGGTAACTGGTTCGTGTATGTTCCCGGTGTGTCAGAGCCGTTGCGCATCCCGATCCCGTTTGAGTTGGGCTACTTGTTCAAGGCACTCCCGGAAGCGGTCTACAACTTGGCCGCTGGTGACGAAAAGGCAAGCGATGCGGCCAAAGGTATTGGCAAACTGCTGGGCCAGTCCAACCCATTTGCGTTGCCGCAGGCAGTCAAGCCCCTGACCGAAGTGGTGCTGGGCAGCTCATTCTTCAGTGGCGACATTGAGTCTGAGCGGGAGAAAAACGTGCTGGCAACAGACAGGTATCGTGACAGCAGCACAGAAGTGTCCAAGCTCCTTGGCTCAGTCACCGGTAATGTCGGTTTGAGCCCCATCAAGATTGATTACCTCATCCGTGGCTACACGGGCGGTCTGGGTATTGCGCTGGTGCAACTGGCCAACCCGCTGCTTAATACGGAGGCCGAGGCGGGAGTCGAGAAGCCCTCCATGAAGCCAAGCAAGATTCCGTTTATTGGTGGGTTGTTCCAGCCAGTAGAAGGACGCGGCACGTTGGACTCAGCCTACGACAAGATGCTGGAGATTCAGCAAGTTAAGGGCACGTACAACGACCTGATCGAGAAGGGCAAGCGTGCGGAAGCACAGGCGTTTGCGCAGCAGTATTCAAACCAGTTAGCGCTGGCGTCCACTTCCGGCTCAGTTCAGAAAGCGCTGGGGGAAATGGCTAAGCAGGAGCGGTTCATCCGAAACTCTAAGATGACCACGGAACAGAAAGACGCGGCGCTGGAGCGGCTTGACAAGATGAAGGTAGCCTACGCACGGCAGTTCATCAGCCTAGCCGATAGAACCACACCCCGATGATGCCGTCACGGATGCCCGCAATAGCGCGGGCATCTCGGTATCTCAACGCTTGGTTCAGCCCCTTGATGCGCACGGCTTCCGTGTCGAGGCAGGGGACAAAGAACCCCTGTCCCCGCTCAGTCTTTTCCCACGGAAACCGAATTGAGTAGCTCATTGTCCTTCTCAGTAATAAGGCGTGAAATCTTCAGAACCGCCACACGCATCTGGGGGCCACGGGTCTTGGCGGTCATGTCCTTCTTGGAGATTTCGGACACCTTGAACAGCGCCCCAAGCTGGCGCTTGAAGTCCGCGTAGCCAAAGCTCATGTTGGCGCAGCAAGCCTTGAGCATACTCTGCTCGATGAAGTAGTCAATGTACCCCGGCGTTGCGCCGTGCTCAATGCGCCCCATGATGCGTGATCTGGTGGTCGAGTCATCGACCTCCTTGCCGTTGCCAAGTTCTGCCAGTACGCGGTTGCCCTCGATATGACGGATGACGATGAAATGCCCGTAATGCTCGCGGGTATAGGCGTTCAGGACATCTTCGGCGCTACGGGCGTTGCCTTTGATATTGTTGCGCATGCCGGTGACAATCCCGTGCAGGAACTCGATGATCTTGCCCATCGGTATGTCGATGATACCGGCATGGGTGCTCGACATGAGGATGCCAGCGCCGACCAGCTCGGCAATACCCGCCATCCAGAAGCGCTCGTCATTGGTGGCGTTGAACTCCTTGTACATGTTCGACACGATCTCGGGCACCATTGTCTTGAGCAGCTCGACGTTCTTGGCCATGTACTCGACCAGCATGTGGCCAGCGACTGCGTAGTTGTGCTGCAAGGACTTGACGATCTCGATCTCGTGCGGCTCCCATGTCAACGGCTGGTCCATGATGAACTCCAGCAGGCGGCGAAGCTCGCCCTCAGACGCATGGTTGCGGCCCCCAGTGAGCATATCCACGGCGTGAGTGTTGGACGACATAATCGCCACGGTCATCCATGTGGACAGGTTCAAGCGCTCTTTATTGGAGCCGGACTCCATACGCTCCTTGCCACGACCCTCGGTCATGTCCAGCAGGAACTCGGGGAACCACTCGAAGTTGTTGCGGTTCTTGCTGGTGATCTCATCCGTAATCAGCGGGTTGCTGTTGAGCAGGCCCAAGCGCTGCTGCATGGCTACGGGGGATGTACCCTTGCCTGTGCGGTAGTGTGTGGGGTGGCCCCAAACGGATGCGGCTGCTTCCAGTGCCAGCGTCTTGCCTGTACCGGACTCGGTTGAGCCGCAGTGGTAGGTCATGCCATAGATACCCGTGAAGCGCATCAGGGGTGCTCCAGCACCGGCAAGCATGACGGCCAAGTGGGCGTACATCTTCTTGTGGATAAGTAAGTTGATGAATGCACGCCACGCCTCGATGGTGCCGGTTGGTTTGGTGTTCGCCACGATGTTCTCAAGTCCGGCCATAGGCACGGAGATGGGCGCTGCTGCCTTGCTGTAAATCTTGCCAGCGAAGACGTAGGTATCGTCTTCTTGCCAGCCATAGTTCGATGGCACTTTAACGGCTGCCTTGCCGGTACTTGCTTGTTCCACGCATGCCCTCACATATTCAAAAAGGTTCTTGTCATTACCAGCGCCGAAAGCGGCGATGATGTTTTGTTGAGCCAGTGCTTTGACTGTCTCGTCTTTGCTCACCACCGCTCTTTGCGGGATGGTGATTGTTGCTGGGCCTTCCGGCCGCAGCGCTAGCATGTGAACAGTGTGTTCACCGCCGCTGTTCAGGATGTCCACCACGAACAGATCGTATGGCAACAACATTACCTGCTTCTTGGTTGTGTTGCCGTCAGCATCTTCCATCGACTTCTCGGAGAACACGCCGCCCTTGCTGCCGTAGCCGAACCCACGCGGAGGCGTAGGACGCAGCAGTTTCTTGACCTCGGGCGCGATGCTAGGGCTTTCCGATGGGATAACGATCTCGATCTCTTTCTCAGCCACGTCTACCGCGATCTCACGGCCAAGCGCAAGCGGGTTGGTGATCTTGCCAAAGTGTTGACACCCGTCACAGCCGCCCGGGTTCTCGCTCTCAAACTTCACGCACGGGTACGGCCCCTTGATCTGCGCCTGCTTCTCACGCATGCGCTGCTCGTCATAGGGATGCAGCCCACTGAGCCACGCCGCTGCACGCTCGCCGTCCGAACACTTCTGGGCAATGCTCAGCCAGCCACGCCACAAGGGCTCCATGCCGTCCTCTTCGGCGTTCTCTACGAAGTGCTTGAGCTGAGCGCAGCCGGTGCCGTTCTTGGTCTTCAGGAAGATCGTGCCGAACTTGGTCGTGCTGTTCTCAAACAACTTGGCTCCGGCCATCGTGGCAGGGACTGCTGGCGCTGCATCTGGGCGCTTCCCCGGCAGACTCAACGCAGACGTTGCCGCTGCTGGAGCCGTCGTAGTTAGCTTGGCTGCAATGGCTTGGCTGATGGTGTCGAAGTTAAAGCGGTCGCCCTCGGTCAGCAGCTTGACCTGCTTAGGCTCCCCGTACTTCCACGAGCCGTCCTCTTTGTTCTTCTTGAAGTTGAACGTGTTGGGGATGCGTAGCACCCGTGCAGCGTCTGCTGTCACAGTCATGTCGATGTTGAGCTTTTGCTGCTTGCACAGGCGCTTCAAGTTCTCGGCAGTGGGCTTCCACACAGCCACATCGATGTCTTCAGTAAACGGCCAGTAGCAGTGCAGCCCACCGCCAGAGAACACAATCCACGGAGCGCCCAGCGCATCCAAGCCAGTATCGGCAAGGAACGCACCAAGCGCCAGTGCAGCTTGCTTCTTGGAAGCGTAGCCGTCCATGTCGATGAACAGTGACCTGATGAAGCGGGAGTTCTCCGCAGTGCGCTTGCCCGATGTCTCGAACGTAGCCAGCGCGAAGTAAACGTCCTGCTGTGCCTCGACCCAGTTGTCTACGGCAGGGTAAATGTCTTCCAGATTCTCGACATACCGATGCTCTTTCTTTTTTGTGCTCAGTTCCGCCGCGCAGTACAACCCGTTATCCGGGGACGGCAAAACCACCGCAAGGAATTCAAGCGGGTTCATTAAAGTCCTTGGGGTTTACGCGAACAGGTCGAGTTGCTTAGGGTCTCGTACTGGATACTCGTCAATCGGGGCGAGGCGGCAGAAACGGCAATACAACTCAAACTGAAGATTAGCGGGCAGGCCCGCCTCAGTCCACGCGTTGTCGCAAGCCAAGATTAGCTCGCGGTTACTTAGGCTTGAAGGTTGTAGTGATGACATATTTTTTTCCATGCCTCATCGGCAGAGCGTGAATTTTGAAGGAACTTGAGCAGCGTTTCTACGCGGTGCTCGTACGCAGGGAAGATGTCTCCACCTGCGAACCAGTTGTATGCGGTCTGGCGTGTAACGCCCAGCGCCTTGGAGATGCGAACGACAGAGAAGTCGTGGTGAACTGCCCAACGTCCGAGCTGATTGCCCGGAGTCTTCGGCGCACGCATAACCATGTCGATAGTTTTTTGTGAGTAAGCCATAGTGGTCTTAAAGGTGGGGGTACTCGCTGCACGGGTCGGTTACCGATTTGTCTCGTTGCCGCATCCGCTTTCCCCCCGAAACTTACTTGTTTAGGTCTTGGCAGGGAACAGTTGGGCCAGCACGCCTTCGTACTGGGTCTTGCGGCGTTCCAGCAGCGCTACCTTGTCCAGCTTGTCCAACAGGCTCGGGAAGTTGATGTCTTCCTTGGCGCACTGCTCTTGGATGTCGGCCTCAAGGCGAATGAGTTCATCGTCCAGCTTAGCCATCTCCAGCTCAGCTTGGCTGCGAACCTTGCGTGCTCGGATGGGTGCCAGTGCTTCGGACAGTTTCTCCTTGGACATGGCGATGATTTCTGCGAATGGTTTGAGTTTCATAGTGTTTCTCCTGTGAGTAAAAGTTTGTTGTCTGGTTTGTTGAGAAATGCCAACGGGCTTTTTGGATCGTGTTTTGGTTTTTGGCTCTGTTCCTGACCTAGCTGGCCCTGAAAAATCTGGCTCTGACCTAGCATGCCCCCCTGATGATGTGCGCTCTGGCCAAAAAGTGCTTGGCCGTACGGCGACGCGTTGTTCTGCTGTCGGAGATAGTCTTCCTCTTTCATGCGGTAAAGCTGCATCTCACGCTCGCGCTCGTACCTCTCTCGCTCGAGATATACGTCACGGTTGGCATCGTAAATCTGGTTCGTTGTTATTGCCATGTCTTTCTCCTTGTAAGGTGGGGGTACTGACGGTGCTCTCCTTGTGACGGCACCAGTTTATTGGTAGAGAGCGAGGCGACTCCCGCGTTCCCCCCGAAACTAATTATTCGTCATCCCAGTCGGCAACGACATCGGCCAGCGCTTTCTTGCCGGGCACAGCCGTTGGCTTTGCCGCTGCTGCCTTCTTCACGACTGGCTCTTCGTCATCTTCGGCTTCTTGCTCGGGAGGGGGCGCTCCTTTGGCCTTGGCTTTAGCCTTGGTAATCTTGGCTCGCTCAGCCGCAATCGCCGCTTCCTCGTCTTCGTCCATCATCTCGCCCATTGGCCTAGCCTTCGGTGCTGCACCCTTGAGCGCATCAGCAGGCTTGCCCATGTCCATACCAGTGGAGTCCATCGTGATGGCCTTCTTGGCTTCGGCGGTGTCGCCCTGCTTGGTGGCTTCAGCGAACTCGTCATCAGTCAACCAGCGCATAGCCTTGAAGAACAGCTTGGGGGACTCGCTGGCAGTGTCGAACTTCATGCGGGTCACAACAGTGCTCGGGTCAACGCCTTGGGCCACGAGCCAGCGTGCGTACGCTTGCAGTGGGCGGTTGTCGCCTTCGTCCTTACCGAAGATCGAGGTGGCTGGCAGGGACAACTGCATCACATCGCCTTCAATGTTGTTGGCCAAGACGACTGCCAAGCGCTGCTGGTAACGGCAAGCGCGGGTATTGCCAGTACCGGAACCGGCTACGTTCTGTGGGCAGGAGGCGCAGGTGTCGGACTGCTTGTTCTTGCTCTTGGAGTCTGGCGTGTCGCCATCATTGGACTGACAGTCAGGTGCGGAGGCAGTTGCGTCCTTGTCGTACTTGGCTGCGTAGAACACACGGGCCACTTTCGGTGCGGCCTTGACAATCACCACATCAAGGAAGCGCTCATCAACGGCTGCGATTTCTTTGCCATCAGAGATCAGACGGAACACACCGCCTTTGATTGACACACGTTTGCCACTGGCTGCACCACCCGCAAGGGCTTTGGCAATGTCAGACATCTCGGCCTTGCGTGCGAAGGCGGGTACTTGGGCGGGGTTAAACAGAGCTACATTACTCATGGTCTTCTTTCTTACTTGCTTGGTTTGCGAACGGAAATATCGTACTCAGCGTTGGAGTTGAGTCCGGGTGGCAGAACGCCGGGGTTTTCTTCGAGGAACTGCTTCATGTTGGTCTGAGCAATTCGTTTCTCGAACAGGTCGAGCGCGTCATGCTGCGTCACAAAGGTCTTGAACGAATCCCAGTCCGATGTTGAGTAGCGTGTCTTGATCGACATGACAACAGTGCCTTGCGGCGTGTTGACAGATGTGACACCAAGCGCTTGCATCTGGTCTTTCATTGCATGCTTGATGTCGTCTTGCGTGGCCTTGAGCAACTCCACTTTCGTGTCGTACTCTCTGGTCAGGGTTTCGATTTCGCTGCGAATCTTTCGGTAGACCTTCGCTAACTTGTCGAGTGGTATGACTGTTGTAGTCATGGGCTTCTCCTATTTTGTTTTGTCTAAGGTTGGACAGTGTACACAGGTTTCTGGTCTTTGCAACTCCTTTATTTTTTAATTTCCATGTTGAACATCTCAGTCAAAAGTGAGTGACTGCTTACATTACTTTGCAAGGCTTTGAACATCTTCTTCTCGATGGGGCTACCCTCGATGTGAATGACCGTCACCTTGTCAGAGTTCTGACCCTTCCTGTCAGCGCGTGCAATGCACTGCACGTACTGCTCAACAGACATCAACGGTCCATAGAACACCACAGTGTCCGCAGCAGTTAGGGTAATCCCGTGTGCCGATGCTTGCGGTTGCATCACAAGGACTCGCGGAGCAGCTTCGGTTTGAAAGCGCTTGATGATGTCCGCACGCTTGGGCGCTGTGATGCCGCCGTGTATGCACTCCGCGCTGATGCCCTTCTTGAGCAGGTGCGTGTGCAGTGCGTCGATGCTGGAGCGGAACAGCGCGAAGATCAGAACCTTGCGGTCAGTCTCTTCTAGGATTTCTTCAATGACGCTAAGCCTCGGGCTGGCATCAAACTCTACTACCTCATGGTCGTCCGTGTAGGCCGCACCACAACTGATCTGGAGCAGCTTGGACACGCTAGCTGCGGCATTGACCGCGCTGATTGTTTCCCCCGCCGCATGGATCATCATGCTGTCCTTGAGCAAGTTGTAGTACTTGGCCTGCTGCGGTGTGAGCGCCACTTCACGCGTCACGGTAACGACCGGTGGCAAGTCCAGACACTGCGCCTTGGTGAACCTGATGGCCGGTTGCAGCGCCTCATGCACGAGGTTCTTTGCGTCAGGCTTCGGTGCCCACTTGAACATGGTGATCTTGTTCATCACTTTGTCGCGCCATGCTGTGAAGAACTTTGGCACGCCGTCCGGGTTCACCAGCTTGGCCAAGCCATACGCATCGACCGGAGACTGAGACGCAGGCGTGCCCGTCATCATCCACAAAAAAGTCTGGGGCTTGATGATTGTTGATAGGGACTTCCAGCGCTTGGTGCTCATGGTCTTGTATGCATTGGCCTCATCAACGATGACCAGATCAAACTTGCCGTTGGCCACGACCTCACTGGCGATCAGATTCAAGCCCTCGTAGTTGGTGATGACGATCTCGTAGTTCTTCTGGATCATCTCGATGCGGCGCGATGCTTGCGGGTGGTGGGCAATGATGGCCGAGCGGTGGATGACGCTGTTGCTGATGTCCCCCATCCAAGCGGACTGCATGATCGACAACGGGCACAGGATAAGCACGCGCCTGATCTCCCCACGCTGCATCAGATAGTCAGCAGCCCACAGCGCACTGAGCGTCTTGCCTGTGCCGGGTTCACTGAACACAAACGCCTTGCGGTTAAGCGTCAGGAACGATGCCGTCTCGATCTGGTGCTCCATCGGCGTGTAGCGTCCGGGCCAGTCGTAGTTGCGTGTGATTGGCGATGGCAAGTTCTTGACGCCGAGGTTCTTGAGAACTCTGACTTCATCCAACCCCCAGAAGACTGCCACCGAACTGGACCCGTCTTCATGCTCCTCAACTACCTTGCTTCTCGGAATTACCTGATACTTCTCAGGGCTGCGCGTACGCAAGAGCAGCGCCTTGTTCTCGATGATTTCCATTGCTTCTCCATGTTCTTATTTGTTGTCGCCTTGATTGGCGCTCTTGCTGCGTAGTCGCGTGTTGCCCGGTACGGTCTTGCCACCTTTGCGCAGGGGCTTGATGTGGTCGATGTCCTTGCCTGCGCGGTCTACGCCCTTCTTGTCGTACGCCCGCCGTGCCTTCTGGCGTTCGTGTTGGTCTGAACTAGGGCCGGACTTGCCGGTTTCTAAATCGCGCTTGTACTCTTTCTTGTAGTCTCTGGTTGCCATGATTTACCTCTTAGTGTTGAACTCGCAGCCAGCGCAGGGGCACCAGCCGCAGAGCGGGGTTCGTGTGGGGTTCCACACATTGTTTGCTACTGACGCCTCAATCTTAGCGACTCGCTCCCGATACCGCCACCACTCAGCTTCGGCTTCGTCAACCGTCATGCTGTGCTTGACCATCGAGTTCTTGACCACGAACAAAAGCGCAGAGTTAACCTTGCGTATGTGCGGGAAGTGCTTGAACACCATCAATGACATGAGGCGTAGCTGGTCGCGGTCTGGGTACTTGTCGTTGCCCGTCTTGTAGTCCACGACCCACGCTGTCATGTTCTCGTCGTCGATGATGAGCAAGTCGGCAATGCCCCGCGCCCATGCGTCTTTGGCTTTCCAATCACACACTCGTAAGTCTTGAGTCAGCGCCATCTGAAGCTCGGCTATCTTGCGCCCGGGCTTGGCGAGCAGCGCATCGAGCGTGTCCTTGACGTACTCGAACTCAGGGGGGATGGGCGTGCCGTCAGCCACGTACTCTTCTGCGGCCTTGTGCAGTATCGTTCCGTAGCGCGTTGCCTCAGTCTCAACGAACGGGTACTTCTTGAGAATCTTGACTTCGTGGTAGCGGCGGGCGCAGCCTTCGTAGTCCTTGAGGGAGCTGTGGCTCCACGTTACTGGTTTGGTCATTCAAAATCTCGCTGAGTTGATGGCCTTGGTAAGCCGGTGTGCAAACTCGGTAACAAACTTCTCGTCTCGGTTCAGCGTGTCACGCCCCATGTCGTGCAGGATGGCGTGAGTGACTTCATGCCAGAACGACTCCTGTACTTGCTCGGGCGGAAAGACTTTCTGCGTCACATTGCTGCGCCTGCCCAGCTTTATTGTCTGCGCCGTGTAACTGATGCGTCCCATGACTCTCTTCTCAAGCATGGCCTCAACGATCTCGATTGAATACTGCTTGTTACCCACGCGCACCTTGCGCGGTATCGGTGCTCTAACTGTTGCCATTTACTTCTCCTGTTTTTTGGTACGAACCCACTCGTTTGTCTTCAGGCAGCGTTAGCTCGTACTCAGCCCATACGTCTTCCAACATCTCCGCAGCCTTTCTGAGCATGTGGGTCAGCGAGTTGTGGCTGTCTTTATCAACAATCCCGTCAGCGTAGCCGCGTAAGCGGTGAGCCATCGTGTAACACTGCAATTTCTTTGGGTCAATCACGTTTACTTCTCCTTTAATTTTTAGCCAAGCCATAACGCTTGTGTGCGCCTCCGTCAGCGGCCAGTGGTATGCCCGGCATGTACTTCGGCTCCATAGTCATCTGCGCCAAAACCCATGTCTTAGCGTCAGCAACGTCCTCATCAGGCACAACAGCAATCTGCTCGTCATGCACGGTTCCAGCCACGAAGTACCTCTTCGCGGTTCTCAGCATCCCATCAGTCATCACGCATCTCGCTACGCCCTGCGTGACATTGTTGGTTATTTTTCCTGCATACAGTTTAGTCTCATCTGCGCCGTATGTCCACTGCAACCTGCCTTTTTCGTCTTTCCCCGGTTTCAGGTCAGGATATAGCAGGCTCATGCCAGAAGGCAGCACGATCTCGCCCTTCTTGAAGGTCACGCACTTGTGGGTGTACTCCTTGCCTTCGTACAGGCTGTACTGGATCAGGTGCCCGAACATGTTCCACAGCGCCACCACAGGCTCGGCAGTCAGGCGGTACTTGTCGATGATGGCCTTGGCCGCGAGACAGTGGATGACCAGCTCCGTCATGGTGCAGATGTGCGGTATCTCTTCGAGCTTCTTGAGGTTGTCATCCCAGTCCAAGAACTTCTCGGCGGTCTCGGCGGTCACCCCCAGCGTCTTGGCAAACTCCTTGGTGTAGCGCACGGGTGGAGCACCGAGGAAACCGACGAGTAGCTGAGCGGCAAACGAAGCCCAACCGAGACCGTACCCGCATCCAAGTAAAGCTGACTTCGCAGACTGGCGAAGGTCGGGATGAGACTCTTTCGTAAGGCCCGGGATATTGAACATCTGCGCCCCGAAGGCCGCGTAAGGGTCACCACCTCCTTTGAAAATGTTGAGCATATTTTCGTAATCCGCCAGCCATGCGAGAACTCGCGGCTCAATCTGAGATAAGTCCCCAACGACCAGCGTGCTGCCTTGGGGAGCCATAATTGCTTTGCGTAGGAACGAGCCTCGTTTGAGGTTTTGCATATTGATGGCGCTGCCTTTGCTGGCCGTCCACCTACCCGTGCTGGCCCCGTAATAGCTAAGAGGAACTGGTAACGCGCCGCGTCTGCTGATGTCAAGAAAGCGCTGAGCCCGCGTCCTTTCCGTCGTTGACTTAACTGCCAGACGCGCTTCGCAGAGTAATGAGACATCCTCGTTTTCGCCATTAAGTAGCGCTTGAAACATCGCATCGTTTTTTGCCAAGGCAAGGGTGCTTTTGCCCGTCGTCTTACTAGTCTTTCTTGGCGCTGGTATGCCAAGCGCTTCAAGCGCGGCTGCAAACTTTGGGTTCGACGCGAGCACAGCTTCGTCCACGCCGAGCCGGTGTAGTAGTTGTTCACGTTTTTCCTTTTCTTCATGTAGTGCATCGACCAACATAGCACTGTCAAGTTGTAGCACCGGGTTCGTGTACATCTTGAGCGTCATGTCTATAAGCCTAAGTTCCTTCGCTGGGTAGCCTCGTGATAGCCGTTGGAAGATTTGTTCGCATAGATATACGTCGTGTTTGCAATACTCTGCAAGTTCATGTTCCATGTTCGCGTCCAGCTCGGCCAGACCATCGGTACTGTATACGGCGGTCCCTTTGGCGGGAAGACCAAAAGCTGCTGCAAGTCGGGCGAGACTGTTGCCAACCTCAACGCCACGCAAAGCTCGCGCCATTGACAGGGTATCGAAGATGAAACAGGGGTGGGTGTCGTACTCCCATCCAAGGATGGATACGTCGAACTGTGCGTTATGAGCAAGGATGGCGGTTCGTCCCCAGTCGTACTGCTGAAGGTACTCAGATAGGTCTCGTCCTCGTACCCACTCAATTGGCTCATCGCTTCCGTATACATGGACGCAAGCTCCGAACGCGTGGAATCTCTCATGGCGTATGTACTCCTCGGTTGTCATCATGGACAGTGAGTAGCCGGTCTTGCGGTCCCACACTGTCTCAAAGTCAATGCTTACTATCTGGTCGTAGGGGGCGCTCAATTAAACTTCTCCTTGGGTGGTGCGCCTACTGTGGCCATGAACGACGTCAGGTTGTGTGCGTAGTTAATCATGTTGGCAGCGGGTATCTCGTCACAGTTAACGGTACACATTGCGATCTGGTTGGTGTTGTCCCTGCCGAACAGCAGCACCGCCTCGTGGTCGTCATCTACAAAGCAGCGCACTATGCGGCTGATGAGGAGCTTGAGGTAGTCCCGCTCGGCTTCGTCCAGCTCCCCGATTGCTCTGTCAATCTCTTCTCGTGTCATCTCATCCATTGCAGCTTCTCCCTTAGTTCCTGTATGTTTGTTTCGTTGACCACCATCGTCATGCCCCCTGCTGTACGGATGGCGGCTAACTCTCTGTCTTGCAGGGCAGTGGTGACTCCCTTACCTGCCTTGCACTCAATGGCAATGAAGCGCCCCCCGAAGCAGCAGATGATGTCCGGTATCCCCGCACGCCCGTAGCCATTGGCCGCAGGCGAGAAGTAATAGACATTGAACTCAACCAGCAGCTTACGCACTGCTGCTTTGACTTTGCCTTCGGGGGTTTGGGCCATTATTTTTCCTGCCTTTCCCGCATTTCAATAAGACCTGCTAACCCTTGGGTAACCACATCAAAGGGGGTGTTAGAAACCCCCATAAGACGCGCCAAACAACTCATCAATCCGCTCAGGGCAATATGCGGCGGCACACCCTTCGTAGCTTCAATAAGGATGTCAGTAAGCTCTTCGACTTGCCGCATCTGCGCATGCACCCGCCGGGTTTCTTCAATATCTTTAGTCATCAGGAAATCTCCCAGTCAATAAAAGTCCTGCCCTTGTGCTGCGCAATGGCCAGCGTGCTTTCTTTTGCACACAGCTCGCACTCAAAAGAAATGCGCATGCCTGATCGACGGCGGCTAGGGTTGGGCACAGTGTTGCTTTCGACCATCGCCGTCTTGGTTTCCTGCCATGACACTTCGGTGTGCATTGTTCGCTCATCGTCTTCGTGATAGCGCGAATACACGTTGACATTGCCGTGGTGCAGGTAGTCCCCATCGCAGTGTGGGCATTGCAGTACATCGTCTTCACCAATTTTAATTTTCTTAATTTCCATCAGATCACCTCTTTGAGTTTTTGCATGTAGTGCTTGGCCTTGCCTGCGTCATCGCTGCCGTCCTTACGGCCAGCACGCATGGCGTACTTGATGATGTTGCCCTTGAGAAATCCTTGGAACTCCTCGGGCGTCAGCACCATCTCCATGAGTGCCCACGGCTGGATGGGCATGTCTTTGTAGTGGCTACCACTGACCTGTACTTCGTCTGCTTTCATTGGGCTACTCCTTTAGCTCGTTGTGCTCTGCTGTAAATGGTGAACTGCTTGGGCTTCAGCGCGATCAGGGCTTCTGTCTTGGTGGTGAACGGCACGGTGCCGTAGTTCGGGTTAGTCTCGCGCACTCTTTCGACAGTCTTGGTTGATGCTGTGCTGCGTTTGTAAGTCATGTCTTGTGTGACGGGCTTGTCGCCGCGCCTGCTGGCTTCTTCTACAACATAGCGCTTCCACTCGAACGCGTTGGCGGGGGGCTTGGGGTTTAAATCTTTCAAAACAAAACATCCTTTGATGGGGTCATAACGGGACAGGGTGGCTATTGTCATCTACTTTCTCCTTGGTTTTCTTTGGGCGTCCGCGCTTCTTGTCGGGGATTACCCGCTCTTCGGTTGTGAATGTGTGGTCGTTAGCGCATCTGCGTCTGCGCTCTACAAAGCCACCCAAGTTCTTTGTCTGCTCGACTGTCGTCCACTCGTTACAGGTTGGGCATTTCATTTAAGCACTCGCAGCCAGTTTTAATATTTTTGTTAGGTTTAACGGCGCGCAGTTATTTTTATCATGCCCATTAAGAACCGGATTCAGCAAATGTATATAAAGCGACTCCAACATATCGAGATGCTCTTCGGGGCAAGTAATCACTGCAAAGCTATCAAAGTTTTTATTCCCGTGACTACCTAATCTGGCGTAAACATTTACTGATTGGCCGACATACACAATCGTCTTGTTGGCTATAAGAAAGTAGACACCTGTGAAACGCTGCCACGGTTTAGCGGCTTCCACAATTGTTGCTGCCGAAATGAGTGTTTTGCCGGTAACTTTGTTTGCCAGCTCGCTCATGGCGTCCAGTTGTTGAAGGGCGTACAGTCTGTTCTCAAGCGCCTGTATCTGGTCTTTGAGTAGGTACTGGCGTTCATAGGCATCTTTCAGCGCTGCGTTGCGTGCGTCTATATTTGCACGGCGCGTAGCAACGGATTTTGCAGTTCGTTTTGCCTGTTCTTCTGGAGAGGGTCTAACGTACCTCATAGGCGGGTGCTCTTCTTTAAGTCGGGTGATGTCTCTCCATCAGTCACGCATTTGCCGCTCGCGTTCAGCGCACTTACCGACTCGTGAGGCAATCCGTAAAAATCCTCGTTGTCGGCTGCAACTTGTATTGTCATGTGTTCTTCTCCTTGAGTTTGTTGTTTATGTTCTCGTATGTTCTCCGCAGTGACACCTCCATACTGCCCACATGCTTGGTCCCGTTCTTGTCGATGTACGGCGGGTCATACGCAAAGCCTTTGAACACGGTGCATTCCATAAGCTCCGCATCCGTCAGCCCAACCCACTTCTCGCAGTTGTGTACGCTTTTAAGCCCCATTGCGTTGGCTACGGCTCGGTCAAGCGCGGCGGTCATGTGTTCTTCTCCGGTCTTTGTTCGTAGCAACTCATCCCCATAAAGTCATCGGGGTGGAACAGTAAGTTGGGCATAGTTTGGCACTCGCCCCGTAACATGCCATCTTTTCTTGGCTCATGCTTTACGCGAACAAGATGCTTGCAGGTATTGCAGTTAGCCTCGCTCTCGTCAAAACTGCGCTTGGACTTCTTAAAGAATGGCAGTGCAGTCGGGTGGCACACGTATGTACCGTTGACCTGTGGTACGCATGCCCCCAAGAAGATGGCCTCTTCCCGCGACACTCTCAGCCCCGTGTACTGGCATGTGTACAACCCTTCAGCGTCAGGCTCGTTGAGTATGGGCTTGCCGTTCGGTGCTCGTATCATGTCTTCTCCTTGGGCAGGGAGTTGGCGTTCAGCACGGCTAAAAGAATCTTGGCGTCCAGCTTTTCTCCGTGCTCTTCTTCGTACCAGCGCATAGTTTGACCAAGCCAGATTAAACGGTTGAGCGTTTCCTCTACGGACAATCCAAACTGCTCGTTCAGTGGCTTCTGTTTTTTCATGTGTTCTCCATAATTTTTTCAAGCAACGCAGCTTCGTTTTGTCTCCACTGCGGCACTACAGTCGGGTCGTACAACATGTAGTGGTCGTACAACATGTAGTGGTCGTACATCTTGAGCATGGTCTCTCGGTCAATGTAATAGTTGCGCGTCACAGCCAACTCAAAAATGTCTCTTGCAAGTCTACGCATTGCATTCTTGTGGAGGTGGTCATCTATGTCCCACTCAGACACCAGCTTGGCTTGCCATTTCAGGTCGTTACCGTTTCTGCGTAGCACTCTCATGTGTTCTCCTTTGTTTAATATGCGGCACACTCTCGTGGTCGGGCCAGTGGTCGAGCAGGACTCGGCAACACCTGTCACACAAGCCGTCATGGTTATGCCGCCCTTCATGTGTGTAGTGCCAGCACCGTGGGCATTTGATGTAGTCCGGATTGTTAACCAGCGACAACACCACACAGGTAGGTTGAGGACACAGCAGCGCTTCGTACTGCGCGTCAGTCATGTGTTCAACTCCCTCAACTTAGCTTGCAACGCTCGTCCAAACACCACTTGCCCGTAAGGCATTGCCGAACCCCTGTGTATTGCAACGGTCTTGTAGTAGATTTCTTCTATCTGTGAGTCACTCAGGTTTACCCACGGCTTCTTGTAGACCTGTGTGTCATCGTCATCGTCAGTCATGTGTTCTTCTCCTTGAGTTTGGCTTCGATGGCTTTTGTGTGGCTCTGCAATAAACTTCGGCCTTCCACAATCTGCACACTTTCTCGGATTTGCAACATATCATCATCCGTCAGCCCTACCCACGGATGTGCCACAGACCATTTGAGGTTGGCAACTTTCAGTTGGCCTAACAGGTCGTATGCCTGCTCTTCCAAGTCCTTGCACCGCGCACACTCTGGCCCTTGCTCTGGCAACTCAGACTTCATCTTGCGAATCCAGTGCTGAACAGGGCGGTCTTCACGGCACTGATCGAAGTGTTGTTGGGCCAGCCAATCAAGTGTTTGCTCTGGTGTCATACAACCTCCTGCGG